AAACGAATAACTTTAAGTTGAATATCGGTTGAAGAACCTGTTATAACAATCTCGCCTTTATTCGCTCCCAATACGTTTTTAAACTTGCCGCTTGACAAAACTACCCAAGCAATTTCACCTGCGCCCAAAGTAAAGGTAATGTCGCCAAATGCTCCTTGAATGGAGTCGCCGGCTTTGATTGTTACGGTTTTTTCAGCCGAAACGTGGGTATTCTTTGCTCCAATCACGTATTGCTCATCTCTCCCGGCAACTTTGAAGAATGCTCCGGCAGTTGCCTCTACTGCGGCGAAATCGGTATCGCTTGTTTCCTTTACGAACTCGTCATAGTTAGTTAAATAAATTGGTTTTAATTCGGTTGCTGCCATCTTATTTCACCCCTCTCTTAAGTTGTCACCAAGACATTGAAAATTTCTTTCGGACGGATAACCATAGCGTCATACAAAATGAAACCTTTAATTGCGTCAAAGAACCCTTTTTCTGGTCTGAAAGGTTCTGCATGTGTGTGCGCGTGAATATATGCAACAGCCCTTGAGGTTCTTGCTGTCAAATATTCATAAGCAGGAGTTTGACCTGCTGAGGCAACCTTTTTAAGATTGTTACTCCATTCAATATACAAGTTGTAATATTGCAAATATTTTCTGCCTTCGATAGTAACCACGTTGTCGGTGGAAATACTAATCAATCTCTGTCTTACAAGTTTTTCTAATTTAGGTGGCATAGCAACATATAATTTTTCTTCGTCGGAAATATCGTTTTCTCGCCCATGCTGAACCAAATCGTCTAAAAGTTCAAGAATATTTTGAACTTCGTTTCCTGAAGCTGTTACGCTGTCACCCGGAGTGACTTTTATAATTTTGGTAGTGGCGTCTGCAAAACTGTTTGTAAAAATAGGTGCTGTCGGGAATACAGTTTGCCCTAAATACATGTCTACTTTCTTTGCCAGCCCTTCGGCGGTTTCCTGTTGATAAGCGGCCATAACTTTTCCGCTGTTTAAAACTTGAATTTTGTCAATATCACCAATGCCGTAACTGTATTGTTCTGCTCTCTGGATAGGCATTGTAATGGTTGTATTATCAATCTCTTCGGTATCCGGTAAATTCCTATGCAACGTTGCCTTATTTGCCGGGATAACATAAGAATTGATTGTCGGTTTGCCGACGTTCAAAATTCTTACGCTGTCGCCGCCTTGTTTAACGTCGCCTTCGTAATCTCTGTGGGTGTGCTTTGCTAAAATATGCTTCCCGGTTAATTCCCTGTTAAGGGAAGTATTCCATACGGTTGGAATAAATGTTTCATATGCCATTTTTTATTTAATCTCCCTTTTGCATACAATTTTTGTGTGTGGAGATTATATTTTTTTAACTTCTTAACGCCCTTTTTGAAGATGATAATTGTAAGATTTCATAACCTTGTCGTAATTTTTATCTACTTCTTCAGTGGACATTTTTTGAAGTTGTTCCCAAGAATAGTAAGTGCTATCTTCTGTTTTTTTCCCGGTCTCCACACTTCCCGGTGAAGATTTGCTTCGCGCAACAGCCAAACGGATTTTTTTGTCTGTTTCAGCATTAAGGGTTTCCATCAGTTCGGTATAATCTTCGTATACTCGTGCCAATGTTTGATTTCCCAATTTTCCGTCCGAAAACTTGACAAATAATTTATCGTCTAAAAGAGTTTCAAGATTGACTTCGGGGTATTTTTGTAGAAATTGCCTAGCGTCGTTTTCCAACCATTCCTGTGATCTAACTCCGGAAGTAGGTGGAGCGGTTTCTAAACGCTTTTTTTTCTTCAAATATGCCGAATAATCGGCAACAGGGTCTAACCCGTCTTTTTCAATTTCCCGCATAGTCATATATTCTTCAACGTCAAAATCGTCTTCGATTTTTTTGTTGGTGTAGGGGTTAACTCCGTTTATTGCTTCAATTAACCCTTTTCGGTAGGCTTTCCGTTCGATTTCTTGTCGCTCTTTTTCTTGCCGTTCTTTCTCTCTTCGCATTTCTGCGTATTTTCGATTGTCTTCACGGCTTTGTCTTTTTGAACTTTCTTCTTCTTCTCCGTCAGGTTGCCCTTCATCTGTTGATTTCTTGGGGTCGGTTTTTGTGTCTTCTTGTTTTACATCGTTCTCGTCGGTATCAGAGAACAAGTCATTTTCTGTCTTCTCGGCAACATCCGTTTTTGTGGTATCAGTTGTTTCCTTAACGGTTGTTTCGTCTGCGGTTGTTTCAATTCCCATAATTTCTGTCCTTTCTTAACACGCCATATGGATAAGGGGCGAATTTTAAGAGTTTTTGCGCTACTCTCAAGCGATTTTATTCATTTGTTGTAAAGGTGGATTTTTACGCTGTTCCTTGCGAATGTTTGTATATGAAGTGGGAGTTCACTCTCCCTTCTCACCTGTTTGTTGTTGGTTTTTACCCAACATTTCCAATACAAATTGATTTTGAGCCGTGATTTTTTCTGAATACTCTTTCTCCAAGTCTCCAATTATCCTGTGAGATTTTTGAACTTCTCCTGTTAACTGCTTTATCGCTTTGTCTTGCTCTTTGGAATAAGAACCTTGTTTTTCTAATTCCTGTGCCATTTGTTGAACTAATGCTCTTAATTGTTGCAGTTCGCTTCTTTGCTTGGCTTCTTCCGTTGCAATCAATTCGGACTTAAACGGCATACCTTGTTCGGGGTATAGTTTTATGTATGTCATAAAGTCTATAAAACCGCCACTCAATAAACCGTTAAGCATACTCATAGATTGCAGTTCGCTGTATTGTGTTCCCGCTCCGACTTCAACCACCACTTCAAAATTGGTGTCTATAAATTCAGAACCGTCGAATACGTCGAATTGTTTTTGGTTAACGGGTTGGGTTATCCCCATTTGCATATTTTGCTGTTGTAATAAATTAAACTCTTCCGGTGTCAAATCGTATGTAAATTCTTTGTCTTCGTAATAAAGTTTGTAAAATTGCACTAGGATTTTACCTATTTTCTCTTGGCTTTCCCAAAAGTTCTTCTGCAATCTTGCAATCGGTTTTTGGCTTTGTGCTTGGAGTTGTGCGATTGCCAAGCCCGACAAATCTTTTGAAATCATTTCACCCGTTATTACTTCGCTTGAATTGGTAACGGTTCTCGTCAAGTCAACAATCTGCGGCGCTAACTGCAAGGCTGTTCCGCTGATATTACTTCTTTCAAGGGTTTTAATCCCCCAAAACGCTCCGCCTGTATGATCGGTTATAATTTCTCCCGGAATATTCGTTATTTCCTGACCGCCCAATGCGTGGGGTTTAACCAAAATTTTACTGTGTCCTGTTTCTTGATGGTCTAGTAATTGCATTGAAAACTCGTGATTGACCGCTTTTTGATTGGGAATAAGGGTTTCGACCTCTCCACGACCAAAAATTGAACCGTGTCTTTTTTTCCAAGAACCGATAACGACCGGATACAAAGAAGCTTTGAATTCGTCAATGTTTTCTTCTTCGTGAATTTCTAACTTTGCGGCAGGTTGAGGTAAAACCGCAAAATCTTTCTTCTTTTTCTTTTTTTCTTCGTCTTCCAATTTAAGAAATAGGTAAGGAGAAAGGGGTTTTGCCTTATTGACAATCGTATGTTTTGTTCCCCGTTCGGAATAAACTTCTCCGTCTTTTCGGAAATATCGCAACAGTAAAGTGCAATATTCGTTTCCCTCTTGTTCTTTGTCATTTGAATAAGGAGTTTCTTTTTCGTCGGGAACGATTAAAGTTTTATTTACGCCTTTATCAGCCATTTCTTTAACTGCTTCAACCGAAACACGACTAGCAAGGATTATCCATTTTTGCCTTTGTTCGTCTCTTTCGGTGGGGTCGGAAACCGCAACATTAAATATGTCTATAATTTGCCCTCTCAATCCGCCTTGATAGTTGCCTCTTTTTCCGGGTGCTTTCTCGTCCCAATAATAATGGTAAATGTAAGTGCCTTTTGTTGCTCCGTCTTCAGCGGCGTCGTTATCTAATTTTTTTTGCCCCATTTCTTTTTTTTGGTATTCAGCGAAACGGGTAAATTTATGGGTTGCAACTTGGTCGCCTTCTGCGATAAAATTGTGTTTAATCGGACTTGCCAATACATTCGATATTTTGTTGTCGACAATCATTTCAATCATGTTGAAAATGGGTTTTGGAATGTGTTTAGTCTCTTCGGTTGATGGGGGATGGTGTCTTCCTTCAAGGAAATCAACCCAAATGGGAATATTGTTTGTAAGCCCTAATGCTGATTGATATGTTTTCCCGTTTCCAAAATCTTCCCAAAGTTGAGTTAATTCCTCATCTTTATTGGTAAGTCGTAATTTGTCCGCCATCTTACTTTACTCCCCCTTTTGTTATGGTTGGTTCGCCGTAAGCGTAAAAGTTCCGATAGACCTCTTTCCGTTGTTTTTGTTCTTCTATTTGCTCTTTTGTAATTTGGTTCTTCAAGTCTAATTGTTCCTTTAATTTTGCTATTTCTTCTTCTAATTGAGATACCTTAAATTGCAGGTTTTCAATTAACAATGCATTTTTTTTGCTTCGGCTTTGAAATAATCTCTTTATCCGTTTTACCATACAAACAATTCTCCTTTTCGTAATCGTGCTTCTTTGTTTTTTTGTTTCAGCGTTTTATTAACCCATTCGATAAAATCGTCTTTTTGACTGTTAACCCGTTGAGCCGGTGCATATGTCCAACTTATACAAAAATATCGTAAAGCGTCGGGTGCGTGGGTAATTTCGTGCGGTTCGGTTTCACAATCGTTGGGTTTTCTTGGGTTGTGTATCAGCAAAGGTAATGTCCTTATTAAATTATGACAATTAGGGAATACCCTTAATTTAGGGTGATAACCGCCTTGTTGGTCTTTAACCGCTTTCAACCACTCCTTAACCGCCAACCAACCGTTTACCCTGTCGCTTGAAGCCTTTGTTAAGTATTGACCGTATTCTTGGAATATATCAACCGCACTCTTGCCCGTTTCTGCATTCCTGTTATATAAGTCGGGTGGAGCAATGTCCATAAAAATTTTCTCCGTTGTCATAGAATTTATTTTATGCGCCGCTTCGCTTACGATTAAATCGGGTTCGTATAACTCTTTATAGATGTATGCGTTGTTTTCGGGGTCTACCGCAATCCAATAACAAGCAAGCATATCTAACCCATAATCTCGTGTTCGGTATACCCGCCAATGATTTGGTATGACAAACGGCTCTTTTAGAACGTGAATATCTCTGTCGAACTCGTCAAAAAATTGTCCTTCAAAAGCATCCCAATCGCCGTGCAACAATGCTCTACGCATTTTTTCCGGCAAACTTTCCAACTCCGCAACATAATCGGGATTATTATCCATTATGTATTTGTTGTCGTAAACTTTTGACGGTATAAACACGTAATCGCTTCCGTCTTGATTAATTTCGGGGTTATCTATAAACATTGCTTTTACCCATTGATGACCAACCCCGCCGGGATTGCAAGTGAAATATTGTCTTGGCTGGAAATCGTATTCCAACGGTATAAAACCACTTAAACGGTTGGAAATTTTAATAAGATCGTAATAGTCTTTTGGTATCATTGTCGCTTCTTCAAAGAAGATAACGTCAAAAGATTGCCCTTGATGTTTCCCAACCTCTCTGTCGTTGTCGCAAGTTCCTAATGCAATCCGTGAACTGTTGGGGAATAAAAACTCTTTTCTGTCCGCTTTGTATTCCGCAATTCTGTTTTGTGGGTTTGTGTCGTATACATTTAATAAAACTTGAAGCGGTCTGACGTGGTTTGAATATAGTTCGGGATAAGTTCTGCGTAAAATAAGACATTGCAAACCTGAATATTTTAAACACAAACAAGAGGCAAGCGTTCTCACTGCAAAACTCTTTCCGCCTGCTTTTGCGCCGCCGAAAGCGGTATATTTGGCTTTAGAATTGAAAAAAGCAACTTGCGTTGGGTATAACTCGGGAATTTTTAATGTTGCCATTTACGTATCATTCCTCTTAAAAATCGATGTCTTTGTTTTGAAATTGAACTGTAATTTTTCCGCTCATTTCGCTATCTTCTTTCAATTCTCCTGCAAGTTGTAAAATTTGTTTTTGAGCTTGTATTGTGTTTTTTCCTCCTACCGTCATAGCGTCTTTAAACATAACAGCGGCAATAACGGCGGCACCGCTCCCGTATTTAATTTTTCCATCTTCGGGGTCTTTGTATTTCCATTGCGACTTTAACAAGCGATTGACTTGGTTTGTTACGTGTCTTTTTTCTTTTGCGTTTTGTTTTCTTGTTTCTCTTGCTTTGGCTAACCTTGCCGCACGCTGTTCGGGGGTTTCATTCTTTATATAACTCTTTAGAGTATTGTTAATATCGGTTTTGGTTTCCATAAATTCACACTCCTTTCAAATAAAATATTTTATATAAAAAAAAGAACACAATCTTATTCTAAAAAATGAATGTGTTCTTTTTATATGAGTTGTTTATGAGTTTATTCTGCTTTAGGGGGGTTATGTCTTAATTTTCGGTTTATTCTTGCGGATATTTGTAATATGTAGTCCGTATTGTAGCCCGTTATCTCCGCTATTTTCTCCAATGTAACACCGTGTTTCCTATTAAAATAGTATATTATTTTCTCCAATGTGTTTAATTTCGTCGGTGCTCCGAAAGTGCTGTTTAATTTGGTGCGTATTTCTTTGTTTAGCCTTTCAACTTCCTGTAAATATTCAAACGTTTTTGTGACATATTTAATCGCTTTTTCAGTTGTTTCTTTATGCAAATCGACTAAATTGCAAAAATCTTCTAGAACTGTTATTTTGTTGTTTTTTTGCATTTTTGGTTTTAGACAATTCCCCCCTTTCTGTTTTATTTGTTGTATTCTCTAAAACGGTAAATCGTCGTTGTTTACATTAAAACCTTGCGCAAGGAGTTTTTTGAATTCCTCATCTATTTCGCTTGCTCCTTCCGAAACATATTGGCTTTGGCTCTTTTCCTGTTGAATATATTCCAACTTTTCTTCGTTTGTCAAAGTTCTATACGGGCTCGATTTTGCTCTTTCAAGAAAACTTATAACACTTGTATTAACGGTTGTTCTTCTTTTTTTTTCTCCGTCTTTGCTCTCAAAAGAGTTTGTTTCAATCATACCATCAATCGCTATTAAACTGCCTTTTTGCATATAGTTACAAAGGTTTTCAGCCATTCTCCGCCAAGCGACGCATTCGATAAAATCCGCTTTTTCTTTGTCATATCTTTTTGGAACTGCAAGCGTAAAATTGCAATACGGAATATTTGTGCTTGTGTGTTTAAGCACGGGGTCTTGGACTAATCTCCCTACTAATACGACTTGGTTCATTCTTGATACTCCCATCTTGATTTTTGATTTAGATATTTCGGTTTGCAATAATCGTTTACAACTTGTTCGTAAATTTTTTTAAATTTCTTTGCTTTCAAGCGCTTCATTTGTTTTTCGTTGCGCTTCCAAATGGGAATTTGTTTTGATTTTCTTTCACTCATATTCTTTCCTCTTTAGGCGTTTCGTCTGCGGTTATAAAATCATAGATTATCTCATTAAGAATATCTTTGATTAGGTCATAATAACTTGCCACAAATTCGCATATTTCCTCTTGACTAAAGTTCTCTTTGCCAAGCAAAAACTGATAAATGACTATGTGGGTAATTTCGTGCAAAAGTGTCCTTATAAAAATTGTTTCGTTCAAATTATCCGCAACATGAATTTCGTTTCTTGCGAAATTGCATTTTCCCAAACATTTTGTTCCATCGGTTTCATTTAAAATTGATGACGATGACTCAACAATATGTACTTGCCACACTACATCAAAAAGTCTAAATGTCGTTTTTTTTCTCATATTCTTTCCTCGCTTTCTATAAATTGCAACTTTTCCATCGGAATTAATCGGTTGTCTTTTTGCCAATCCAAATATGTTACGCCAACCGCATATGCACTCCAAATGTCTGTTTTAAAACCGTAAAACGGACCAGGCTCTTTTTTTGTTCCTTTGCCTAAATTGGGTATGTCGGGCGCAAATTTGTCCACTAATGCGGCAGTTATATCCTTGTCTTTTGCTCTCGGGTTACCGCATAAGTGCAACTTGATTTCTCGGCGGGGTATAAGCATTACCGATTTGCCACATTGAAAAGCCCGTTCGGCAAACCTGCCAATCCAAACACAAGTATCAAACACGGTTTGACCTACGCTCATGTTGTAGCCCGTTATCATTTCGATTGCGACTTCGCTTATATCGCTTTGATAAATATCAAAATAGTCCAACAAGTCTTGATTTTCCACAATATCAAATATATTAGGATAACAATCATTTTTATCTAACATAACAAAAGCGCTTTTTGTATTGCCAGGGTCAATTGCTAGGATAGTTTTCATTGTCTTTCACCTCACCAACTTCAACTGTTTTTGTGGGCGAATAGAGCCCAATATCTAATAATATATTTTTTACTTCTTCAAAAATATCGAAAGTACCACCAACAACTCGGATTTCAATTATAGGACAACCAGAATTATTTAAAACTCTTGCCCATTTAATAAATCTAATTAAATCCAATCTACTTAATTCACCAATTTCAGTTTCTTTCCAATGATATTCTGGCATATCATGCGCGTTACACCCAAACAAATCCCAAGTAGGGCCATATCTTCTTTCTAATTTAAAATAATAATAATCATCTGGTTTAATTTCAACATTAATTGTTTCATACCAATCCAAAGAAGGCTTAGTATAAGAAAATTTAAAACTTTCCTTATTAACCCTATTGTTCTTGATGTATTCATCAGTCTT